GTAAGTCATTTGCTAGAAAAATTCAAATCTTAACAGTTTTAGAACAACGTGCTAGGTTTGCTGGTAAGCCTAGACAAGCAGGGATCGCTAGAAAAGGTAAAGAAGCTATACGTAAAGCTAGAGGTAAAAAATAATGGCATATGCTGCTGGTAAAAAATCAAAAGCTAGGTGTGATAGATGTGGTTTTGTTTATAGATACTTAGAATTAAAAACAGAGTGGAATGGTTTAAAAACTTGCCCAGAATGTTTTGAACCTAAACACCCACAATTAGAACCAGAAATACAACCAGTAGATCCAGAGGCATTGAGACAACCTAGACCTACAGAGCAACCACCTACTACAGGTTACGGTATAGTAAAAACAGAAAACACTAAAGATGTAAACGGTGTTACTGGTTTATCTATGAATATAAACCATAACGACCCTATAGGCTCTAGTTTTGATCTTCAAACTTTAGAGACTAGTCTAGGTGACGTAACTATAGTAACATAATAACATGAGTTGGACTTTAACATCATTAAAAACAGCTATACAAGATTACGCTGAAAGTAGTGAAAGTAGTTTTGTTACACATTTACCTGACTTCATAAAAAGTACTGAAGAGCGTATTTTAAAAAACGTTCAGCTAGACGTATTTAGAAAAAATGTAACAGGTTCAGGTACGGCTAGTAATACCTACTTATCAATGCCTACTGATTTTTTAGCACCTTTTAGTTTAGCTGTTATTGATAGTAGTAATAAATATCACTACTTAAAATTAAAACATGTTTCTTTTATAAGAGACTTTACGCCCACGGCTAGTACAACTGATCAGCCTAAATATTACGCTGAGTTTGATGAAAGTACTTTTATACTAGCACCTACGCCTAATAGTAATTTTAACTTTGAACTACACTATTACTATAGACCAACTTCTTTAACCGCTACCGCTACAGGTACAACATGGTTATCCACTAACGCAACTAACGCATTACTATACGGTAGTTTAGTAGAGGCTAATAATTATTTAAAAGCTTTTGAAACTACACAAGTATACGAAGCTAGGTTTCAAGAAGCGTTAACATCATTAAAAAATCTGGGTGAAGCTAAATCAACCAGAGATCAACAACGTTATGACGAAATAAGGAGATCACCCCAATCATGATCATAAAAGAATTAGAGGGCAAGAATATTGCCATAGTAGCTATGGGAGAAAGTCAGCTAGACTTTCACCTTAGTTTAGTACACTCAAACACCTACGATGAAGTGTGGGCTATAAACTGTATGGGAGCAGTAGTAAACTGTGATAGAGTTTTTATGTTAGACCCTGCTAGTAGGTTTTTTGATACAGAGGACGCAGGTACGCAAACAGGTATTATGCGTAGATGGTTACCTAATACTAAAGTTCCTATCTATACATGTGAGTTAGACGATAGAGCACCTTCTTTAGTTTTATACCCTTTAGAAGAAGTAGCACAGTATGGTGATTGTGCTTATTTGAATAATACTGTAGCTTTTGCCATAGCATACGCTATGTATCAAAAAGTAGGAGCTATTAATTTATTCGGTATAGATTTTAGTTATAAAGGTAATGTACACTTTGCTGAAGCAGGTAAGGCATGTTGTGAGTTCTGGTTAGCTAAGTGTATTGAAAAAGGTATAGATTTAAAAATAGCTCCTCGATCTGGTTTACTAGACACTAACACACCTGTAAATGAAAAACTATATGGGTACCATAGATTAAACGACCCTGACATATTAGTTTTAGATGACGAGGGTAGATATAGAAAAGTTAAACTTTCTTGGTATGAAAAGAAAATGATGGATGAGCAATTAAAAAATATCACAGAAGTTAGAACTGTTCTAGATGGACCACCTGAGGCTACGAGGTACTAATGTTAGATAATTCAGAAAGCGGTCTAGGTTTAATAACAGTAGCTACAGAAAACAATAAAGGTCACTCACCTGAGTATTGGGCAGAAAGAGCTACAGAAAGAATATGCGGTATATCAGAAAACGCAGCACCGCACATAAGACAACAGGCGGAGGCTTATAAACTTTCTATTTATGAAACAATACTATATCATATTAAACAGGCGATTAACAGTGAACGTTGTACTATGAAGAATCTGTTAGTCAAACAAGGAGATAAAGATTTAGCTAATATTTTACAGGAGCTTAAATAAATGGCGATATCATCAACATTAGTAACCAGTTTTAAAAAAGAACTATTAACAGCTACTCATAATTTTACTGCTAGTTCAGGTCATACTTTTAAATTAGCGTTATACACCAGCTCGGCTACACTAGGAGCTACCACAACAGCTTTTACTACTACAGGTCAAGCAAGTGGAACGAACTACACTTCAGGCGGTGCTAATTTAACAGCAGTTACACCTACTTCAAGCGGTACTACAGGTTTTACAGACTTTGCTGATTTAACTTTCGGTACAGCTACGGTAACTGCTAGAGGTTGTTTAATATATAACAGCTCTCAGAGTAATAAAGCAGTAGCTTCAATCGACTTTGGTGGAGATAAAACTTCAACAGCTGGTGATTTTACTATACAGTTTCCCGCAGCAGCAGCAAGCACAGCTATTATACGTATAGCGTAAGTTATGGCTAACATAACTGGCTGGGGTAGAGGTACTTGGGGACAAGGTGCTTGGGATGAACCCATACCAGTTGTACTTACTGGATTAGCAGGTACTTCAGCCTTAGGTTCTATAACTGTATCAGCCAACGCTGACGTAACAGTTTCAGGTTTAAATTCAACTTCAGCTTTAGGTAGTGTTACTACCGATTGTGAAGCTAACGTAATACCTAGCGGACAAGTAGGAACTAGTGCTTTAGGAACTATAATAGCTAAAGGTACAGCTAATGTAGGGTGCCCAGCAGTTTCCGCCACTTTAGGTAACGTTTCAGTTACTATTTCAGGTGATTGTAGTGTAATACTTACTACAGGTTTATCTAGCACATCATCACTAGGCACTATAACAACTAAAGCTAACGCAGATATATCAGTAACCTTAGGTGCTATAACCTCAGGGTTGGGTTCGCTTACTATAATTTGCGATAACAATATAACACTCACAGGTTTAGCAGGAGTTTCTTCTCTTGGAGAAATAGGTATAATTGGTAAGAGTGTTGTTATTCCTAACGGATTAGAAATAACAGCAGGGTCACCAAACGTAACGGTTTGGGGTAAAATTGACGATAGTCAAACTCCTAATTGGAGTTCTGTTAACGACAGTCAAACTTCTACTTGGAGTTCTGTTGATGACAGTCAAACTCCTAATTGGGAGAAAATAGAAGCAGCATAGGTGATTTATGGCAACATATGTAAATGATTTAAGGTTAAAAGAAATAACCACGGGAGATGAGTCAGGTACTTGGGGAGACTCTACTAATACTAATTTAGAGTTAATAGCAGAGGCGTTTAGTTTTGGCACTGAAGCTATAACAACTAACGCAGATACACATACTACCACTATTGCAGACGGCTCTACCGATCCAGGTAGATCTATTTATTTAAAATACACAGGTACACTTGATTCAGCTTGTACCATAACTATAGGACCTAACACCGTATCTAAACTATGGTTGATTGAAAACGGTACATCAGGTTCACAAAACATTATTATTTCTCAAGGATCTGGCGCAAACGTCACGATTCCAGCAGGTCATGTAAAAGCTGTATATTCAGACGGAGCAGGATCTGGTGCAGCTATAGTAGATGCTTTTACTAACTTAAATCTAGGTGGTACTACTACGGTTGATGATTTAACAATCTCAGACGATCTAACAGTTACAGATGACATGACTGTTGGTGGCACATTAGGAGTTACAGGTGTTGTAACTGCAAACGCAGGTGTAGTCGTAGATAACATTACTATAGATGGCACAACAATGACTTTAAGTTCTAGTGATCTAACGTTAGATGTTGCAGGAGATATTGTTCTTGATGCAGATGGTGGTGATGTAATATTCAAAGATGCTGGAAGTTCTATAGGTCGTTTAAGAAATGTCTCAGGTAATTTTGTTATTAAATGTGAAGGCTCAGACGACGATTTAAAGTTTTTAGGTAATGATGGTGGTAGTGAAATAACTGCCCTTACCTTAGATATGTCAGCGGCAGGTGCAGCTACCTTTAATGACAAGATTATAGCTACAGAATTAGACATTTCAGGCGATATAGACGTAGACGGAACAACTAACCTAGACGTAGTAGATATAGATGGTGCTTCTAACTTTGGAGCAAACGCTACTTTTGTAGATGGCATAAGAGCTAATTTTGGTACGGGTGAAGATTTACAAATATCACATACAGGTAGTAATAGTTTAATAGCTGATACAGGAACTGGTGATTTAAAAATAAGAGCTAATGATTTAAAACTAGAAGCATACGCATCAGAGGATAGTTACATAACTATGGTTGATGGTGGTGCTGTAACTTTATTTCACGATAACAGTTCTAAACTAGCCACAACAAGTTCAGGTGTAGATGTTACAGGTACAATCAATGGCGTAGGTATATCTTCTAATATTACTAACTTTTCTAGTAGTATATTAATAAGTCAAGATGGAAGTACAGGTACATTATCTTCTGCTAGTGATAATACAGGTTTAGGCACAAGTGTTTTTGATGATTTAACATCAGGTACAAGAAATACTGCTGTAGGGTCAGGTGCATTTGATGTACTAACTACAGGAGCACAAAATGTTGCGATAGGTAGAGCTGCAGGTGGTTCTCTTACAACGGGTGATGACAGTGTATTTTTAGGAGAAAGAGCAGGTTCATCTACAACTACAGCTAGTGATAATACGGGTGTTGGACAAGCAGCATTACTTTCTAATACAACGGGTGCTAATAACACAGCTTTAGGTAGTGGAACTTTACAAGAAAACACAACAGCTTCTAATAATACTGCTTTAGGATTTGAAGCCTTAAATGACAACACTACAGGTACACAAAATACTGCTCTAGGTTCTCTAGCTTTAGATGCCAATACAACAGCTGACGGAAATACAGCTTTAGGTTATAGTTCTTTATCAGCTAATACAACTGGTGCTCAAAATACTGGAGTTGGTAGAAATTCTCTTGATGCTAATACTACTGCAAGTAATAATGTAGCACTTGGTTATAATGCATTATTATTAAACACTACAGGAACTCAAAATACAGCAGCAGGTTCTTTATCTTTAGATGCTAACACAACTGGCGATGCAAATGTAGCATTAGGTTATCAAGCGTTAAGTGCTAATACTACAGCAGACAACAACGTAGCAATTGGTACTAATGCTTTATTAGTTAATACTACTGGAGCTGGAAATATTGCAATAGGTAAAGGAGCTCTAGATGCAAATACTACTGCTGATAATAATGTAGCAGTAGGTACTTCTGCCTTAACAGCAAACACTACAGGTACTAACAATGTAGCAGTAGGTGCTCTTTCATTAGATGCGAATACTACTGGACAAAATAATTCAGCTTTTGGTAAATCTGCTTTAAGTGCAAACACCGAAGGTAACGCTAATGTTGCATTAGGTATATCGGCATTATTATCTAACACAACAGGTAGTGATAATACAGCAGTAGGTGCTGTAGCTTTAAATGATAACACCACAGGAGTTGATAATACTGCTGTAGGACATGATGCACTTAAATCAAATACTGAAGGTGATAATAATGTTGCTGTAGGTTCTCATGCTTTAGATGCTAATACAACTGCTAATAATAATTTAGCTATTGGTTATAATGCTTTGAGTGCAAACACCACAGGTGCAAACAATGTAGCTGTAGGTATGAAGTCTTTAGAAGCAAACACAACAGCCTCAAATAACGTTGCTGTAGGTTACTTATCTCTTGATGCTAATACTGAAGGAACAGAAAACGTAGCTATTGGAAAAAGTGCTTTAACAGGAAACACTACAGCTGATGCAAATACAGCTGTCGGTTTTAATGCTTTAGCTTTAAACACTACAGGAGCAAGTAATGTAGCGATTGGTAAAGATGCATTGGATTCAAACACTACAGCATCTTTTAACACAGCTATAGGTGTTGATGCTTTACAAGCAAACACTACAGGAACTGGACATCTTGCTGCTGGTTATGCAGCTTTAAGAGATAATACGACTGCTAATAACAATACTGCATTAGGTAATAACTGTATGCCTGCAAATACAACAGGTGCTGGAAATACAGCAGTAGGTAATAGTTCTATGAATGTTAGTACTACAGGTTCTGACAACACAGCGGTTGGTTATTTATCTTTAGTAGCAAACACCACAGGTGCTGGCAACGTAGCTGTTGGTAAAAGTTGTTTAGACGCTAATACTACAGGATCAGCAAACACAGCAGTAGGTTTCTTTTCTTTAAGTGCTATTACAGACGGAGATTCTTGTTCAGCGTTTGGTTATAATGCCCTACAAAACGCTACAGGAGTAGGTAATACTGCTATGGGTAGAGATGCCCTAACAGCTTGTACTTCAGGAAATTTAAACGTAGCTATAGGTGCTTATGCTTTAGACGCTAACACAGTAGGTGATAGAAACGTAGCTGTTGGTTTTAATGCACTTACAACATATAACCCCTCAAGTAACGAGGATTCTTACCATGTAGCAGTTGGTCATGCTGCTATGGAATCAGTTACAACTGGTAATAAAAATACTGCTGTAGGTGGATTAGCATTGCAATCTACTACAACTGGTATAGATAATGTAGGCGTAGGTTATGCTGCTTTAAATGCAAATACTACAGCTTCAAATAATACAGCAGTGGGAAATAAAGCATTATTATCAAACACAACAGGTACTGACAATACAGCTGTTGGTAGTTTAGCTTTAGATGCTAATACAACTGGAGATAGAAATACATCAATAGGATATTTGAGTTTAGGTGCTAATACTACAGCAGATAATAATACTGCACTTGGTTATGCAGCACTAAATGTTAATACTACTGGTGAAAATAATACAGGACTTGGTTCTGGTGCTCTAGTATCAAACACTACAGGTGCTAGTAACACAGCTGTTGGTAAAGGAGCATTAAATGCAAACACAACATCAAACAGTAACACAGCTGTAGGTTTTGATGCTTTAAATGACAACACTACAGGTGCACAAAATACAGCTATAGGTGCAGGAAGTTTAGATAAAAACACCACAGGTGCACAAAATACAGCAGTTGGTTCAGGTGCTTTAGATGCTAATACTACAGCAGATGCTAACACGGCTGTCGGTTATTTAAGTTTAACAAATAACACAACAGGAACTACTAATACAGCTGTGGGTCAAGAGGCATTACAAAAAAATACTACAGCAAATAACAACACAGCAACAGGTTATCAAGCTTTAGAAGAAAACACTACAGGTGCAAACAATACAGCACTTGGTGCTTTAGCAGGTGATGCCGTGACAACAGGGTCAAATAACATTTTGATTGGTTATCAAGCAGAAGTTAGTGCTGCTACAGGTGAAAATCAAATATGTATTGGTATTGATATGGGGTGTGCAGGTGACAATAGCTTTAGTTTTGGTAAAGCTAGTAATGTAGTTACTAATAATTTTGATACTGATGCTAATTGGTCTCGAAGTTCAGATGTTCGTAAGAAAAGAAATATTAAAGATGATAATTTAGGCTTATCTTTTATTAATAATTTAAGACCTGTAACTTTCCAATGGAAACCAAGTAATGAATTTCCTAAAGAATGGAATGAATACAACGAAGAAAACAACATGAATCTTGAAGCAATTATGCACGGTATGATTGCACAAGAAGTTAAACAGGCATTAGATAAAGAAGGTGTTGATACCTTTGCAGGTTGGTCTGTAAATGATGATGGTATGCAAAGTCTTTCAAGAGAGATGTTTATTACACCTTTAATTAATGCAGTAAAAGAACTGTCTACTCAGGTAGATGAATTAAAAGCCGAAATACAAACTTTAAAGGAGGATTAATATGGCAACAGTAACAGAAGTATTAGATGCAGCGTTAGATAGCGTTGCGTTAATAGAAAGTATAGATGCAGATGCGTCTAGCGTACCAGCATGTGAAGGACTGTCGCAGTCTGAAATAAACGAGTTGGTACAAAGAAACGTAGATCATTTAGAAACCATTTTATTGTATGAACCAGCTGATAGTGATGATGACACACCTAACGTCAAAGGTTCATCTAGTAGTAAAAAAACTAATTGCACTAATGCAATCACTAAAGGAAAAGCGTACATCGCTAAAAACTGAGGAAAATTATGACGACTAAAAACGACACACCCAAAATAACTATAGGCGAAAAAGAGCTTGATTATACTGAGCTAAGTGATACTAGTAAATATTACCATAGCCAACTATTAGATCTAATAGATAAAAGAAATAAATTACAGTTTCAATTAGATCAAATTAATATGAGTATAAACGGTTTTGACAAACTTTTTGTAGATTCAACATCAGAAACTGTTGAAGAAAAAATCAATGAGGATAAAAAAGATGAACTGGATAACTAAAGTATTAGGTAAAGTAGGTATCATAGATACTAAAGAAGTGCGTGCTAGAGATACTAAAGGTAGATACGTAGCAGATGATCCTACAACAGTTAAAAACGAAGCTTATAAAACAGTTAGAGTAAAACGCAGTAAGAATAAGAAAAGTTAAAAATGGATTCTGCTGTAGCTCTCATTACAGAGTTAGGCTTCCCTATCGCAGCAGCACTAGGGTTAGGTATTTTCGTTTGGAAACTAATCAATAGAATTATTGACGGTATGGAAACTAAACTAGACACGGTTGATGATAAAGTGAACACTTCAATAACAGCGATGGAAGAAAGGTTAGGCACTAAACTTGACAGCCAACACGGTATTTTAGTAGCTTTAATAGATAGAATACGTAGTTTAGATAATGAGATTATTAGACAAGATACATTAATTAAAACTATACTAGGAGTGCCACAACTAATTGATAGTAATAAAATAGCTAAAGCGGATAGAGATGACCAAAGGAAAGATTAAAGATAATATATTCCCAACCATACTTTTAGGGTTTATGTTTTTATTAACACAATTAGTTATACAAAATGCTGAGGCAGACACCATAACATTTAAGTTCAAAAACCCTTCATTTAGTGGAGTAGGAACTTCTAGTCATTATCTTACGATAGAAAATCAAGAATTCAACCGTAAAATGACTATAAAAGAAGAGATAAAAGCTTTACAGGAACAGATAGAAAGAGATAAAGAAAATACAACTCTAGCTCGTTTTATTAGGAATCTTGAGAGTCGTATCTACGCACAACTAAGTAGACAACTAGTAGAAAATTTATTTGGCGAAACACCTAGTGATAAAGGTACGTTAACTTTAGAAGGTAACACTATAGACTATAGTATTGAAGACGGAATAATAACTTTAACCATTACAGACCCAGATGGAAATGTCACTACGATACAGTTGCCTGTTGGCAATTTTACTTTCTAGTTGCAGTGTAGCACCTGTATTCAAAGAGTTAGAACAAAAAGGAGAATGCGTAAAATACAAAACTGTGTTAGATGGAACAGTTTATAGAAAATGTGTTGAAAGAGAACCTTATTTAAAAGGTTTACCTAAAATTCTTGAGTTACAATCAAAAGAATTATTAAATATAGAACCGCCTAAAAAACCTATTATAGTAGCTGTTTACCCCAACGCTTTTACAGATCAAACAGGTCAGCGTAAAAGTAATAGTGAGTTTGCTTTATTTAGTACAGCTATAACTCAAGCACCTAGTCATTTACTAATACGTGCTTTAAAACAAACTGCTAACGGTGAGTTTTTTAGAGTGGCTGAAAGAGTAGGTTTAGATAACTTAACTAAAGAAAGACAGTTGATACGTTCAGCTAGGGAAAATGAAGATAATTCAAGTCCTTTACTACCACTTTTATTTGCTGGTGTTTTAATGGAAGGTGCTATAGTAGGATACGACACTAACGTAAAAAGTGGAGGTATAGGAGCTAGATACTTAGGCATAGGTACTAGTAAACAATATAGAGTAGATAGTGTTACCCTTTCATTACGTATGGTTTCAGTAGTAACAGGTGAAGTATTAATAGATGTTTTGGTAAATAAACAGATATATAGTTACGGTCAATCACAAGATGTTTTTAGGTTTATAGAAGCTGGTACAGAATTAGTAGAGCTTGAGGGCGGTAACACTGAAAATGAATCAATTACTATAGCTCTACAACGAGCTATAGAGTCAGCAGTTGTAGAGATTATAAAAATAGGTTATGATAAAGGATATTGGGAGCAAAAATATGAAAAAACTAATTAGTCTTTTACTCACAACAACATTCGTATTTGCTGCGGATAATGAGATTTATGTTGACCAAAGTGGTGCGACAGCTAATATTGATTTAGAGCAACTAGGCTCTGGCAATATTATAGGCGGTTTAAATTCAGCTGCTGGAAGTTTAACAGCGTTAGATTTAGACGGTGCAACTTTGACCTTAGATATAAATCAAATAGGTAACACTAATAAATTTTTAGGTGATATCTTAGGTGATACTATTACTGGTTTTTTTGAGTTTGATGGAGATAGTAATACTTTTACTATACAAGGTGACCCAACTGATACTTACGGTATAGATAGTTCAAACTATAACGTAAACGTTAGTGGTTCATCAAACACCTTTACACTCGACCACGGTACATCAGCATTAGCAGCAACACTAGATCTTGATTGGATAGTGCAAGGAGACGGTAACACTTTTGATTTTGATATAAATTATGACGGTGCTACTAATTACGTAGATGTTGACGGTGATAGCAACACGGTTAATTTCACAGGCTCAGGGTATGCTGGAGGTTATTTCTACCTTGATCAAACAGGTAATAGCAGAACATTTGATATTACACAATCGAGTACACTAGATAATGACTGGCTTAAAATCATTTCTAATGGCAACAGTGGTACTGTGTGCGTTATACAAAACGACCAAGGCACAAGCACAAGTTGTTAATATAGGAGATATATCCGAGCTTTCAGGTTACGCTGAAGTATTAAGAGATAAACCGTACGAAGCTGAATTAGAGTTTGCTATACGTAGCAACGATCAAGCTGTAACTAAAAACGGTAGGTTAGGTATACAGTTTTTAGACGACTCAGTAGTACGTTTAACAGAACACTCAAAACTACTTATCAATGAGTATGTTTACGACCCTGACCCTAGTAAAGCTAAAATGTCACTTAATTTTGCTTTAGGTACAGCTAGGTTTATAACGGGTAATTTAAACCGTATAGATAAACAAAACATAAAACTTACAACACCGACAGCAAACATAGCTATACGTGGGACAGATTTTACAGCTACTGTTGATGAGTTAGGCAGGAGTTTGATAATACTTCTGCCAGACTCAATGGGTCTTTCAAGTGGTGAGATAGAAGTAGTAACTGCTATGGGTAGTGTTATATTAAATAAACCTTATGAAGCTACTACAGTTAGTGTCTTTGAATCAGTTCCTAGTAAACCTGTCATACTTGATCTTACCTTAGATATTATTGATAACATGTTGATAGTGAGTCCGCCTAAAGAAGAAATACTCGTTGAAGAAGAAACCAGTACTACTAAAACAGTAAGTTTACTAGACTTCAATGATTTAGATATAGATTATCTAGCTGAAGATTTTTTAAATACAGATGAACTTGAGTTTACTGAGCTCGATATAAATTACTTAGATGTAAACTTTCTAGAAGATTTACTAGATATCATAGATGCTTTAGCTATAGATGAAGAAGAGGATCAATTAGCTTTAGCAACTGGTGTTAATATTAGCGGTACGTTAATAGGTCAAGACCCAGATACACAAATAACTACTTTAGTTACTGGTCAAGTTATTAGTTTACGTCGTGCGGTAAGTGAGTCTGTACGTTTAGATTTAAACAGCGGTAATAGTTACACAGTCATACTAATACAAGACGGTGTATCAAACGTAGTTAAAATAAACGGTGGTGGTGATTCAATAATAACTATTAAACAGAGTGGTTGATGAAAATATTAATATTATTATTTTTTAGTGTCACTACGTTTGCTGAGTTAAGTATAACCATACCACAAGAATTTGATTTTATACAAATTAAAAAAGATTATCAATTAATAAAAGAATGGGAACATAGAAATAAACTCAGGTTTACTAACCCAAAACCACTACCTAAACATCAACAGATTAAATACTCTTGGAGAATCAACGCATTAGATTTAGCTACTACCATCTACGCTTTAGAAACATGTTCGTTTTGTAGAGAGGGTAATCCTGTATTAGGCAATGCACCTGAAGCTCATGAAGTAGTAGCTTTAAAATTAATAGTATTACCAATCATACACCAAAACACTAATGAGTATGGTATGATATGGTACAATTTTATAGTTTCAGTAGCTGTAGTTAATAACCTTTACGTTATAAGTAGATATGATTAATAAACGTTTAATATTGATAATACTACCTATTTTATTGTTGCCTGTATATTTACAAGTAGATTTAACTCAAGTATTAAAATTAAGAACTTTTGATGCCTTAATTGAAAGACAAGAGCCTTCAGGGTTTTTTACTATATTAAATATAACTGAGCAGGATATAACTGAGGAAGGTGGCTACCCTTTACCTAGACAAAGATTAGCAGAAATACACGTAGAACTATTAAATAAAGGTGCGCTAGGAGTTGGTTGGGTCATGAGTTTTCCGCAACCAGATAGAATGGGTGGTGATGAAATATTTGCAGAAGCTTTAAGTTATGGTGCTTCAGTTATAGCTATGTTTGAAGACGAAAGCGGTGTACAACCACCAACTACAGGCACAGTTATATTAGGGGACAACGCTATAGGTATTAAGACTTTGGGTGTTATTCCAAATATAAAAACCCTCGCAAACTCTAGTAGTCAAGGTATAGCAGTAGCACCTGTTGAAATAGATAATTTAGTTAGGCGTTTACCGTTATTGTTAAAAACGGAGGATGGTTTTGTTTCAGCTTTCGGTACAGAAATAATGAAACAACTAGCGGGCAATAACACATATATTATTAAAACTAATGAACTAGGTATACAAGAAATAACGGTACAGGGTTTACCACCAGTAAAAACAGACAGTTTAGCACGTAAGTGGATAAGTTGGGTAAAAACTGAAGAAACTAATCTAGCTGAAATGAAAAACATAGAGGGTAGATACGTTATAGTAGGTGTTACAGCTAACGGTGTTATGCCACAAATAGCTACGCCAGTGGGTTTACTAGAGCCACATAAAATACAAGCAGCACTAGCTGAATCAATACTTATAGAAAATAGCCCGTACATACCAGATTGGTCATTAAGTTTTGAGTTATTAATAACAGCTTTTACTTTAGTTTTAGTTTGGTTATTTATAATGTATTTAGGTATTACTAAGGGTGTTATTATGGCTACCGTAACCGCTGTAGGGACGGCTGTGAGTGGTTATACGTTAATAGGTAACGGTTTGTTATTAGACGTTACGTGGTCTTTAATAAGTCAGTTTATCACTGGTTCAATAGCGTTTTACCTACGTTTTAGAGAACAATATAAATTAAGACAATTAATTAAAAAACAGTTTGAGCATTACCTCGATCCACGACAAGTAAAACAACTACAAAACAACCCTGAACTATTAAAACTAGGTGGTGAAAAAAGATACTGTACTTTTTTATTCACTGATGTGCGTGGGTTTACCGCTTTATCTGAAATATTAGAACCAGAAGAAGTTACTCATATCATGAACAGAGCTTTGACTATACAGTCTAACGCAGTAAAAGAATATGGTGGTATGGTAGACAAGTATATAGGTGACGCCATGATGGCTATCTTTAACGCACCTATAGACTTACCAGACCACGAGAATAGAGCCATACTAACAGCATTGAAAATACAGGAAGATATGCGAAAAGCCAACTTAGGTATAGAGATAGGTATAGGCATAAATTCAGGAGAAGCGATAGTAGGTAATATGGGTAGTGATTCACGGTTTGATTATTCTGCTATAGGCGACGCTGTAAACACTGCTGCTCGTTTAGAAAGTGCAACTAAAGAAGCTGGAGTAGATTTAATAATAGGTTATAATACTAAAAAAAGTTCAAAATATAAGTTAAAATTGTTAAAGCCTATAAAAGTTAAAGGCAAAAAACATAAACTAAGTATATATACATATGGCTAGTAAAAGATTAACAGTACAGGATGTAGCTAAAGATTTAGCAGTTTCTAAAAAAGAAAACGCTGAACGCTGGAAAACAGCTTTTAATGAATTTAGTGAAATCAAACAAGAAATAACTTCTATAAATAACACCATACGCATGGCAACTTTTGGCGTGTTTAGTTTCATAGGTGCTTTATCTATAGCGGTTTTAACTACGGTGGTAATATGAAAAATTTATTAAAAAGTGTTGTAGGAGCAGTAGCCCCTACTTTAGGTACAGCTTTAGGTGGACCGATGGGCGGTATGGCTGGTAATATGATATCTGAGGTTTTAGGTTGTGCTAATAACCCTAAAGCTATAGAAACTGCTATACAAAACGCTACACCAGAACAAATGATGGAGCTCAAAAAAGTAGAAAAAGACTTTGAACTTAAAATGAAAGAGCTTGAAGTTGACGTATTTAAACTAGAAACACAAGATAAACAACACGCTAGAGGGTTATTCAGTAAAGATTGGACTGCTCGTATTATAGGTTTAGTAACTATAGGTGGGTTTTTAGGTTACATATTTTTAGTAACCTTACAACCACCAGAACAAAATAGCGAAGCCCTTATAAACTTAGTGTTAGGATATTTAGGAGGGTTAGCGAGTGCCATTATTTCATTCTATTTTGGAGCGTCTCACTCAAACGATAAAGGGGAGTAAAATGAACACATCATTAGAAGGATTATCATTAATTAAAAAATTTGAAGGCTGTGAGCTTGAAGCGTATAAGTGTGCTGCGGGTGTTTGGACTATAGGGTACGGCTCAACTAAAGGCGTAAAAGAAAACGATAGTATAACACAAGAAGAAGCCGATAATTTACTACTAGAAGAAGTAAAAGAGTATGAAAAATACGTTGACTGTTACGTTGACATACCTTTAAAACAAAACCAGTTCGATTCATTAGTAGCGTGGACTTTTAACCTTGGTCCTAACGCTTTAGCTAGTTCTACTATGTTAAAAGTTTTAAACGCAGGTGACTATGAAGGAGTACCAGCACAAATAAAAAGATGGAACAAAGCTAACGGAAAAGTACTAGAAGGTTTAGTTAGAAGACGTGAAGCTGAGGCTTTACTGTTT